GTTGATTGGTTGGTGGATTACTGACCTGGCCGTTATGCGTGGCAAGCCCCAGTTTGTGCTTTCGGTTGCTAACAAACTTGACAGGGCTGAAGCAATCTTTGGGTTTATCGCCCCAATACTTGTTGACAAATTTGGGGGTAAGGCCGCTAATGCTTTGGGTCGTAAGTCGGTAAAAATGCCTGATGGGTCGACGTGGGAAGTTAGAGCCGCTACACCTAATCTTCACGGTGGCAGTTATGACCTGATTGTTATTGACGAATTGTGGAACATTTCGGCGGCCGTGGTTGATGAAGCGTTACGGCCTAGTCAGATTGCTAGGACTAATCCGCTTTTGAGTATGTGGTCAACGGCAGGTGATGAGTCAAGCGCCGCCATGATTCAGTTCAGGGAACAGGCAATTAGTGAGATAGATACCGGCACAAATGGCAGTTTGTATTTTGCTGAATATTCCATGAAGCCAGGCAGTGACCCTAGGGACCAAACCAATTGGATTATGGCCAACCCTGCGATGGGGCAAACCGTGACCGTTGAAGCATTGCGGGCTGTATCTAAAAAGGATTCGTTTTTGCGAGCGCACTTAAACATGTGGGTTTCGGCCCGTGGCGCATGGTTGCAACCAGGTGTTTGGGACAAACAAAAGACTGACCAACCTATGCCACCTGGCGGCGTGTTGGCTGTTGACACTGACCTAACAGACGGGCGTTATGTGGGTGTTAGGTCAACTGTGTTTGAATCCAAAGCGCATGTTTCTGTTGAATTTATGGTTGATACCGAAGACCAAATGTGGGAAGAAATAGAACGTGTCATGGCAGACACGGCCACACGCTTAGTGATTACCCCAGCGTTACATTTGCATTTGCCAACCAGTTTGGAACGTCGAAGTAGCGTTATTGGTTACGGTGAACTACTCAAGTATTCGGGCCTGATACAAAAAATGATTGTTGAAGGCAAGGTGCGGCACCGTGGGGAACATGCTTTGGCTGAACATGTCAACCGTGCTGTGCTCACTAAAACGGGCGCTGGTGTTGTGTTGAGTAGTCAAAAGAGTCCTGGCCCAATTGAGTTGTGCCGATGCATGGCGTGGGCGATTGCCGAAAGTTCACGCCCAAAGGTTGTGGGCAAACCTATGTTTGCTGTATCAAAGACACCGTGAACCCGTACCACGCTAATGTTTCAATAGTCCCTGTCCTGCGTCGGGCAGGGCAGGGACACACCCCCGATAGGAAAAGACACCATGGGATTATTTACAAGTAACAAAGTGAATAAGGCGCAAATTTCGCCGCAACCTGAACCAACCGTGCAAGCCGCCGCTGTTGGTGGTGCCGCCTATTCTTCACAAGTTGCAGGCCCAAACCTGATTGGTGACTGGTGGTCATACCAGGCTGGTGTTTTGCGTAACCGTGCCATGAGTGTTGCCGCTATCAGTCGAAGCCGTGACCTTATGGCTTCAGTGTTGGCAAACATGGGTTTGAAAATGGAAACCGAAGTGTGGAACGAAACCGAAGGCGAAATGGAAAAAAAGCCTTTAGCCCCACGCTCATGGTTGCGCCAACTAGACCCCGAAATGCCTAACAGTTTCCTGTTCCCATGGATTTTTGACGACCTATTTTTCTTCGGTCGAAGCATGCTTTACATAACCAGCCGCACCAAAGACGGATACATGGCCAGTGCCACTCGTTTGCCCCAAGGTTCAATTACGACACCCGACGCTAATCCCCCAGTGTGGTTTGGTAAAAGCAAAGAAATCTTTTTCAATGGTGGCGCTATTGACCCCAAAGATGTTGTGCAGATTTACAGCCCAACGCAAGGCATGTTGTATATGTCTGAGCAAACAATTAACACAGCACTAAAACTGTGCGACGCACGCAATCGCAATGCCACAAGCCTGATTCCGGCTGGCCTGCTTCGCCAGGTTGGCGGTGAACCGTTGTCAGCAACTGAACTGGCGGCGCTTGCGGAATCGTTTAACCAGGCACGAATGTCTAACCAAACAGCGGCACTAAACGAGTTTTTGACGTACACAGAAACCAATGCAACACCTGACAAAATGTTGCTAATTGACGCCGCCGAATACCAGTCAAAAGAAATCGCTAACTTGTGCAACGTCCCCCCATATTTACTGGGAATTTCCACGGGCAGTTACGCCTACACAAACAGTGCAGGCGCTAAATCTGACTTGTGGACTTTCGGCCTGTCAATGTACGCCAAAGCAATCACGGACGCCCTATCACAACAATTGCCCCGTGGCACCTATGTATGTTGGGACACTGACGAATTTTTAGAAACAGAAAAAGAAGAAATGTCAGTTATGCAACCAATGACCGAACCATCAGAAAACACACAGGAAGAACTCGCATGATTACTTTTAACGCCAACACTTTTGCTGTTGAAGCCGCAGGCCCAGACGGATTGCCACGCCGCACCATCACTGGTGTAGCAGTTCAATACAACACATTTGCAACCGTTTCGGACGGCACCACCGTGTCATTTGCGCCAGGCAGTTTGCCTGTTGACGGACGCCAACCCCGTGTTTTCATGTACCACGATTCAACAATGCCCATTGGTTTGGTCAGTGAGCGAGTCGACACCGGCACAGAAATGTTGCTAGCAATGAAAATCAGCGCCACAGACTTAGGAAATGAAGCCCTAGTGCTTGCCGCCGATGGTGTCATGGAACTGTCCGTAGGTGTCAACCCCACAGAATTTAGTTACGACAAAGACGGCAACATGACTGTGCAAGCAGCTGACTGGTTAGAAATTTCACTCGTCCCCACGGCCGCTTTCAAAGGTAGTACCATAAGCACCGTGGCGGCCTCAGAACCAGTGGCCGAAGAACCTAAGGAAGAACCAAAAATGGAAACCAGCCCCGCAGTTATTGAAGAAGTCGTAATTCCCACGGCCCCAATTTTTGCTACAGCAAAGCGTGAACCCCGTTTGCCAAACGCCGCAGAATTTGTGGCCGCAATGCATAAGGGCGGTATCGAAGCCGCTAACGCACAAAAGGTTTGGAACGATTACCGCAGTTACCACCAGTCAGACATTGCCGCCGCCGCTGGCGATGTCGCAACTTCCAATGTGCCTGGCGTTATCCCTGTACCGATTTTGGGGCCAGTGTTCGCAGACATCAACTACATTTCGCCGTTGCTCACTGCAGTGGGTACCCGTGCGATGCCAGGTGGCGGCGCAGGCTCAACCTTTATCCGCCCGACTTGGACCACTCACCCCACTGTTGCTCAGCAATCAGCACAGTTTGACGCCGTGTCAGCAACCACCAGCGTGATTGCCTCAAACACTGTCACCAAACTAACTTTCGCTGGTAGCACCACGTTGTCTTATCAAACGGTTTCGTTCAGTGACCCCGCCGCCATGGCCATTATCATGCAGGACCTAGCCGGCCAGTACTTGCAAGCAATTGACAACTACGCATGTGACACTTTGGTGTCAAGCGCAAGCAGTGACGGTGTTTGGGACTTATCAGTTACCGACTTGTTGAAGTCAATCTACGATTGCGCAGTCACCACCGTTTCAGCAACCAACTACTTGCCAACCCATATTGCTGTCGACCCAGCCACATGGTCGTTAATGATGCAGTTGGTTGATACGACAAACCGACCGATTTTCAGTTACACGGGCGGAAGCCTTAACGGTTTCAACGCAGTAGGCCAGGGCGGTATTGGTGCATTCCAAAACGCCAACCCACTTGGGTTGCAAATTGTAGTTGATAAGAATTTTGCCGCCAAAACCATGGTGATTTTTAACGCAAATGCATATGAAATTTATCGCCAGGACCAAGGCATGCTGAGCGTTGAGAACCCCACCACGGTTTCACGCACAATGAGCATGTACGGTTACGCCGCAGTTTTCGCCGCTAACTCAAGCATGATTCGCAAAATCACCCAGGCTTAGTCGAAAGGCGGTTAGCCGCCCATGGCTGTTTATCAAGTTACATTCCATCAGCGTTTGGATAACTACGCAGTTGTCCAAACGTTGACTGAACCTGAATTGGGTTTGGGTCAATCGTTCACGCTTGCAGGTTTGGGCCACGGCCTGAACGGCACGCACACTGTCTACGATTTGCCTAGTTACTATTTCATTGGTGTTGACTCGCAAGGCAACCTGTTGTTTGATTACAACCTGGCGATACCTAACCAGGTGTTGTTTTATGACGCCGATGATGACTTGACCCGTAGCGCCGCTATTCCACCTGGCACCCTGACTTTTACTGAAACATGTACTTGGATTACAGGCACCCAAATAGGTACATGGCTGGGAATTGCTTTGGCTGGTGTAGACGAAACGGCATTTTTAACACAGTGTGCTGTGGCGGCCTCCAATTTTATTTTTAGGCGACGTCAGGAAAGCGGCTACACAGATTCATTAACTACTGTGCCTAGTGGTGATGTCGAATTGGCAACCATCATGATGGGCGGAAGTATTTACCGCCAACGTGGTGCCATAGACCAGTTTGCAAGTTTTAGCGATATGGGTACAGCGGCCGTGTCGGGAATGTCGCCGTTGATTAAGCAGTTAGCCGGTATCCCACGCCCAGCGGTTGCATAATGACTGTCTACACTGACCTGTTTAACGAGTCGATAGACGACCTAGCAACAACGCTTGCAACCATCACAGGTTTGCGTGTTGTGTTTGACCCCGAAAAAATAAACCCACCTTGCGTTTTTATTGACGCCCCCAGTTTTGACGCCTTTAACTACAACATCGTCACCATGAATTTTTCGGTAAAAGTAGTGACACTAGGGCCAGGCAATTTGGACGGCTTACGCAACGTTTTAAGCATGTGTGCAAGCCTTTTATCTAAGAACGTGGCAGTGAAGTCGGGACGCCCTGGCTACCTGCCGATTGGCGGCCAAACATTTGCCGCATACGACCTATCCATAAACATGCAAGCACAGACAGGGTAACCATGAAATACACAATCATTAGCGAAAAAGTCGGCATTGTAGGCACAGAATTTGTGCCAGGTGCAGGTACCAACATTGAAGCATTGTTAACGCACGGATTCATTGAGTCTGACGAAATCGTTAACGACAGTGCCACCCCAAAATCTGCTAAAACTAAAGCACCCGCAAAAAAGGATTAACCCATGGCCTCAGCAACTTATCTCAGCAACCCAGGCGTAATGATTAACTCAGTTAATCTAACCGATATGTGTACCAGCGCCACCGTAACAAACCGTTCTTCGGCGCTTGAAGCCACGGCATTTGGGTCTACCTCACGGTCATATGTGGCAGGCCTTTTTGACCAGGAAATCACTTTGGATTTATACATGTCTTATGCGGCCACAGAAACTTACGCAACGCTTGCCGCTTTGGTTGGCACAGTCACCACCGTAAAGGTTGCGACTACTGACGCCGCTTTGACCACTGCCACTGCGACGTCCCCCCGATTTGAATTGGTGGGAACTTTCCTAGAAGAGTTGCCCGTCATAAATGCAACCATGGGCGAATTAAGCACCATTTCAATTACGTTTAAAGGTGGGGTACTCTCCACTATCGTTTCGTAATCCACACACAAACAGCAAAGGCCCGACATGCAACTAACACTTAGAGTCGACCAGGGTGACGGCCCAGTCGAAGTAAGCACAAACCTTTTTACGATTGTGTCATGGGAACGCAAATTCAAACGTAAGGCCTCAGACATGTCGAACGGTATCGGCATTGAAGATTTGGCTTATTTAGCACACCAGGCATGTCAGCAACACAATGTTGTTGTGCCGGTCGTTTTAGATGACTTCATTAAAAAACTGGTGGTGCTTGAAGTAGTCAGTGATGAACCTGACCGCCCTACCTTGCCAGTACCTACCGATTCGCTTTAGCGCAACTGTTAGCGGCGACAGGGTACTGGCCACCTGAAGTAGAGTTTGACATTAACGACTTAACGACAGTCATTAAGGTCATCAACGAAAGCAGAAAATGACATGACAGGCTTGACAACTTCAATTCAAGTTGATGGTGTCAAAGAGGCCATACGTCATTTGAACCAGTGTGAACCTGGCTTTAAAAAACTGTTTACTGCCAACGTTAAAGAAATCGCTAAACCTGTCACTGACGCCATGAAAAACAATTATGCCAATTCACGTTTCCCCAGCGGTACGCAACGCAACTGGGCGCAAAGCGGTAGGGCCTTATTTCCTTTAGATGCCGCCAAAGCTAATAAGATTGCCGTCAGCTTGGAGCCTAAATTAAT